AAGTCATCTCATGTGTGTACAAGTTCCGTAGGAACTTCATAACGCAAACCTCCTGTATGCGTAGGATTGATGGCCGAATAGCCACCGAAACTCCCTCCAATCCCTGAAGGGATTGGAGGGAGAATCGCTAGTTACCGAAGGTAACTCCTGCCTAGGCAGCGATGTCCGGGCAGTTCTTGACGTGGTGCCGAAGGATCTGCTCGTGAGTCTTCGTCCACCCCTTCGGGGTGGCCTTGGTTGCCTTCAGCAACCAGATGCGTGCACCAGCCTGCGTTGAAGCCTTCGTGGCGTTGCCGATGTAACCGTTCACTACGTGAACGATCTTGCTGTTCTCCTCTGGAGTCCGTCGCTTCGGCTTCGGAGAAGCCGACTTCTTGGACTTCCTTGGAGCCAACGGATCCTTCTTCTTCGGAGAAGAAGACTTCCGCTTCTTCGGAGTCGTAGACTCCGACTTCTTCGGTGCCGAAGCCTCCGGCTTCGCCTTCTGCTTCCTCGGAGTCTTCGACTCCGGGTTGGGACGAATCACTCCCTCTGCCGAAGGCAGAGTGAGTGAGACATCCAACTCGTTCATGGCAGTTGCGATAGCAACTCCCATGAACCGTGCATGCTCAGGTGTGAATGTCATGGCTGTTGGCGCCTCCTTGACGCCGTGGCTGGCTCCGTCGCCAACCGAAAACCAGAGTTTCACACCAAAGTCTGGCCGTCAAACCCTAGGGATCACCGGACCATCCGCCGTCCTTCGGACCGCGCGCCGTCCCGCACCCTAGCCACCACCCCACCATTCCCACCCATTCTCATCGTTAGGGTTGGCAGGGTCCACCAGACGTTCGATCTCCTACGCATTATGGGCAGGGATCCCCCGAGACTGGAGGCATTTGTGCTGGTCAGAGGGCAGCCAACGTCCGCCCGGGCCTGCACCTTGGGCCGTCCACCGAACCGGTGCCGGGTACCCCCCTTGGGGGGGTACCCGGTGCGCGCGTGTCTATGTATAGATATCCATAGACAGGGCGCTAGGCATATAACCTCAGGGCCTGTACGCGTATAAGGTACCTAGTAGGTACTTAGTACCATCCCCCCGCTGGAGGCGGGGGGATGTTACTTAGTACCACCTCCCCCCCACTATATGCAAGGAATGTCCCACAGTTTCTACAGATACTTCATATCTGATAATCAGATGCCCGAATGGGACACCTTTGTGTTACAGTAGGCATCGCATACAGGAGGTGCCCATGAACCAACCCGACATAGAAGTTCAAAAACGCACCATCGCAATGGGTGCAGGCCATTGGTTACGACGGTACGCCGTCGTACAGGACGGTCGCGTGAAAGAACTCTTCGTGGACAGAGAGGACGCTGAACGACTGATGACTTTGATATGCCAGAACTGGGCGGAGAAAGAGTGATGCCACAGAACGGTGGTGGGAGAGGCTGGCAATGGGATGAGGAAGCAGGCGAGAAACTCATGCCAGTTCGCTGGCAGGACTTTCTGGACTGGCTTCTGAAAGGACCAGAGCGCAACCCGCGAACGCAACGTGAGTGGGCAGCCGACAACAACATCCACGAAGACTCCCTACGAAGAATCAAACGTGACCACCGCTTCATCAAAGAGTGGGATAGTCGCGCCGCAGAACTAAACATCAACCCGGAACGGGTTCAGAGCGTCATAGATTCGCTCTGGCGGCGCGCTGCTGATGGTGATGTGAAGGCTGCGAATCTGTATTTGCAGTATATTGAGAAGTTCACTCCGAAGCGTAAGGTCGTGGTGGATGATGAGCGGGACATTGCAGGCTTTTCAGATGAAGAGTTGGCTTCTGCTTTGGAGGCTGAGGTGCGACATTTGAGGATGGTGGAAGATGCCTAAGGTTGGTGGTAAGCATTATTCGTATAGTGCGAAGGGGAAGGCTGCCGCGAAGTCTGCGGCGAAGCGTTCTGGTAAGAAGGTTACGTACGGTAAGAAGCGGGGGAAGTAGGTGGGGCACATGCCGGGGCATGTTCTGTATGAGGGGAAGTGGGTGCCGTATTATGTGGTTGACCCGTTTTGCGATGAGGAACCTTTGGAGTGCGGTTTGGAGAACCCGGAGGTTTGTGAGTCGTGTCAGTGAAGGATTGGTGGACGTGCGTGTTGTTGGTGGGCCTGTTCGCGTTTATTGCCTTTACGGTTTGGGGTTTGGGTCGTGCGTTACAGTCGTTGTTCGATTAGATGGGTCGCCTAAGTGAACTTCGGCAGGAAGCGGAGTGGCGTCGGTGCGTTGCGGATGAGTCGTATTTCTTACGTAAGTATTGGTTTATTGCCCATCCTGCTCGTGGTCGAATACTGTTTGATCTTCGGGGTGCCCAGTCTGAGGCTTTGAATCGGTGGGCCAATAATCGTTATTCGTTGACGTTGAAGGCCCGTCAGATTGGGTGGACGACGCTGGTGGCGGCGCACCAGTTTTGGTTGGCGTTTTTCCATGACGATCAGAACATCATTGATTTGTCGCGTACGGAGCGGGAGTCGGTGTTGTTGTTGAAGAAGACGAAGTATGGTTTCAAGCACATGCCGGACTGGTTGTTGGAGCGGGGGCCGGATTCGATTGTTGAGCATCAGCAGAGGATGGGTTTCAGTAATGGTTCACAGATCGCTTCGATGCCGTCAGCGTCGGATCCTGCGCGTGGTGAGTCCGCGTCGCTGGTTGTGGTCGATGAGTGGGCGTTTTTGCCCAACCCGGAGGAAGCATGGGCTTCGATAGAGCCGGTCGCTGATGTGGGAGGTCGAATCATTGGCCTTAGCACGGCGAATGGAAGTGGAAACTTCTTTCACCAACTATGGGTGGGTGCCACGACGGGGAATAATCGCTTCGATGCGATGTTTTTTCCGTGGTCTGCGTCGGAGGACCGCGACATTTCGTGGTATGAGTCGAAAAAGGACTCTATGCTGCCGTGGCAGTTGGCTCAGGAGTACCCGACTACGGCTGAAGAGGCGTTTGTAAGGTCTGGGAACCCTGTTTTTGATTTGGATGTGCTGGAGCGGATGTCTATTCACCTTAGGTACGGTGAGCAGGGGTATTTGCATGAGATTCAGCAGAATGTTTTGGAGTTTCGATGTTGACGGTGTGGTCGCGGCCTGAACGGTGGAGTGGTTACGTTCTGGGGGTGGATACGGCGGAGGGTTTGGGGCACGGCGACTATTCGTGTGTGCAGGTGATTGATGTGAAGGAGGGGGAGCAGGTTGCTATCTGGCATGGGCGTATTCCGCCGGATGAGTTGGCCCATGAGGTTTACAACCTTGGTATTTGGTATGGGAATGCGTTGTGTTGCGTGGAGTCGAACAATCACGGGTTGACGACGATTGTGCAACTACGCCAGTTGGGGTATCCCAACCTGTTCCGTAAGCGCACATTGAATAATGAGTCGAATCGGATGACTCAGGAGTTTGGTTGGAGGACGACGCGTACGTCTAAGCCTTTGATGATTGACGATTTGGCTATGGCGTTGAAGAATGAGGAGTTGATATTGCATTGCCGGGACACGATTGGGGAGTTGCGGACGTTTACCCGCAATGAACGCGGGTCAATGTCCGGGTCACCCTATGATGATCGGGTAATGGCGCTTGCTTTGGCGAATCAGATGCGTAAGTATGCGTTTATTCCCGAGTATTCACCGAAGGTGGATGATTCGGGGTCTTGGAACTGGTGGCGTCGTCAGATCCCGTCACGCGAACCGGAGGATTCCACTATTGGTTCTAGCGGGTTTCGTGGGACAGTCTAAGTCTCTGTGTAGGACAATCTAACGAAAGGGAAAGTCCTTGAGCAAGCCAAATAAGTACAATGCCTCTGGCATGGGTGCACAGCCGAAGTTGAACAGCGCACAGTTGTGGAATGGTCCTGCCCGTCCGGGTGGGTCACAGACCGCAAGGGTGAAGGAGGGCGTTGATAACGCCCATCCCGGCGTCATGGGTGCTGGTATCAAGGGACGGGAAACACCGTTCAATCAGCATGGTATTGAGGGCAAGGTTGAGCCTTCAGCCAAGCAGCCCAGCGGTGCCGTTCATAGCAGTTGATTCTTCCTCCTGACGCCAAATATGAAGAGTTCCGCGACTACGTGGTCACCTTGCGTGGCCCCGTGGACGCGAACGAGATAGCGGATTTGTGGGAATGGCGTCAGAAACTTTTGGGTATTCGGATTGTTACCGGGCGCGGTTACCGTGAACGGGAATGCCCCATAGATGAACAGCATCTCACTATGCGTGAGCGGGAGAAGAAAGTGATTGCTGAAGCAGAGGCTGCGGGGATAACCGTGGAGAGAGCATCCGCCTAATGGCGAAAAACGACCATTACGAAGAGGTCCAGCATCGGTTGGAGATGGCCCGACGGTGGCGTACCGAAGAAGGGTACGACTCCAAGTGGCATCGTCTGATCGACCTGTACCGGGGTAAGACCTATTTCGGTACTCGTAATCCGAGAGATGGATCTGATCGCGTATCGGTGAATCTGGCGTTTTCAACAGTCAACGTGATTGAACCATCCGTTGCTGTGAATCATCCGAAGATCACGGTTATGGCGAATCAGGAACAGGATCAAGACCGGGCCATTTTCGTAGAGTCGGTTGTCAACTATTTGTGGCGGCATCACGACTATCAGAAGCCTTTCCGGCGTGCCGTCAAGGACTTTCTGATATTGGGTCATGCTTGGCTCAAGGTTGGTTGGAAGTTCGTTGAGGTTGAGCGTCAAATGTCTGGCGATGAGCGCCGATCCCGTTTGGATGCGGCGCAAACCGAGGTGGATGAGTTCGCCTACGCGAATCCGCAGTTGGCGGGCGAGTTGCCTTCGTCACAGGATCTGGTTGATTCGGTTCCGGCCACAATGGTGGAGATCGTGGAAGATCAGGCTTTTGTGGAACGGATTAGTCCGTTCGACATGATGGTGGACCCGGAGGCCACCTGTTTGGAGGATGCCAAATGGGTTGCACAGCGGATTGTTCGTCCGTTGGCGGACGTGAAGAAGGATCAGCGGTTCAAGGCACAGGCGCGTCGGACCTTGGAGGCCGACGCTGGCCTGAAGATGCGATGGGATTCCGACTATGAGCGTGAGCAGTACGCTGAGGCCACGGATCGTGTCACGCTGTACGAGTATTACGACATCAAGCAGGGCACCATTTCTGTTTGTTCGCATGACGGCAAGACGTTCTTGTTGGATCCAACCCCGATGCCGTACGACTTCGGTATCCCGTTTGTCATGTTGCGCAACTACGATGTGCCAGATCAGTTCTATCCGATGGGGGATTTGGAAGCGATTGAATCGCTTCAGGAGGAACTGAATCTGACGCGCACGCAGATGGTGAACCACCGTAAGCGTTATGCCCGTAAGTATCTCTACCATGAGCGTTCGTTCGGGCCGGAGGGCCGCGAGGCGCTGGAATCCGATACTGATGGTCGATTTGTGCCGGTTGTGGATGAGAACCGAAACCTTGCTGATGTGGTTATTCCGCTGGCGCAGGTGCCTTTGGCCCCGGAGATTTACAATCATTCTTCAATCATTGAGGGTGACATCAATGTTGTGAGTGGTGTTTCCGAGTATGCGCGTGGTCAAATGCCGGAGGTTCGTCGCACGGCGACAGAGGCAAGCATCATTGCGGACGCTGGCAATGCCAGAGCGTCTGACAAGTTGGCAAAGATCGAACTGTTTATCGGTTATGTGGCTCGTAAGATCATCCAGTTGATGCAGCAGTATATGACGCAGGAACAGATGGTTCGCATCACCGGCAAGAACGACCAGAAGTTGTATGTCGCCTACACGCGGGATGACATTCTAGGCGAGTACGACTACTCCGTTGAGGGTGGTTCAACGCAGCCGATGAATGAGACTGCGCGACGGCAGCAGGCTATTTCGTTGATGAACGCTATCGCGCCACTCGTTGGGACCGTTATCGACCCGACAGAGTTGGCCCGACACGTATTGCAGGAGGGGTTCGGAGTGCAGAACCCTGACAAGTTCTTAGTGCAACAGCAGCCCGCAGCGCCACAGGGCGCGCCTGCTGGGGCACCACCTCCGGGTCCACCTCCACAGGAGGGAATGCCACCGCCCGCTATGGGTGGTGGCATGGGTCCGGGTCCAGTCCCCGAACAGGTCTTTGAGGCCACCGGGGGCGTACCGCCAGAGTTGTTGGCGCAGTTGCAAAACCAGATGGGTTTGGAACTGCCCAACATGTAGCGGGACAGTTGTAACATTATCGTAGGAACACCCGAAAGGATTCCTTATGGCAAACGAAGAGACTTCAACAGGTGATTCGTTCACCGTCAAGATAGATGGGGCGGAACAACAGGTCACATTGGATGAACTTCAAAACGGGTACCAGCGGCAGGCGGATTACACCCGTAAGACGCAGGAGTTGGCATCCGAACGCGAGAGATTGG